TGGCTGTTAGATTTTAATCTGCACAAGCTCAACGCCTGCTTCCTCAAGCATCTTCTTCGCGGTTTCCCCCAATGGATAGTCAGAATTGAAGACAACCTTCTTGATGCCTGCATTGATTATCATTTTGGCACAAAGCATACAGGGTGAAGTTGTCACATACATAGTTTTATCACCAGGATGATTTTTATCCAGTTTTATCATGGCATTCATTTCAGCATGAATACAGGTACACCTTGAAGTACCAATCATCGGTAAACTCACCCCATTGATTGTGCTTTCTCCACAATATTCGCAGGAATCATTATCATCACCTGCGGCACCGCCATTATAACCAATAGCCAAGACCCCCTCATTGTTGGTTGGAACAATAACACACCCAATTTTCCTACCTGGGATCTTGCAGGTTGACCGGAGGGCAATTTTTTGAGCAAGCCCCATCCATATATCGGCCCAAGGGGGGCGACCGCTAGAAGTCACCACAATGGCTCCCAACATATACCCCATCAAATGTAAATTTACCGTATTGATCCTCAAATATGGGGGAGAATCCATGTTTTAGACCAATGGAAACCATTTTACCATCTTTTTGTATGGCTTCCACATTATCTTGTATTGTTGGAACCCAAACCGATACAGATTTGCCATTAATAACATGGCGTTTCTCCATCAGCCTACTTGGATATTCATCCTCAATAGCTTCCATCGCTTCTGCTTTTCCATCATCAAACCCTTCTTTGTATGCCTCATCAATTGCGTTTTCAATCGAATCTTGATCATCATAATTGACATTTGGGTAACTGTAATACCTTCCCATTTCAAACCACCTTTCGTTTGTATTCCTTTAGCACAGACCGAATCTTGCTCCACGATACATTAAACTCTACAGAAATTTTTCTGTATGATAATCCCCCCTCCCTCAATACCAACATTCTTTCCATTTCCAATTCTGTAAACACAATTGTTCTTGATTTTATTAAGTTCTCAATATGTCTTGAGGATTTTTTCTTTCCAATCAAAGAATCACTAATTTTTTTTCGTTCTTCATTTGATGTAAATCTTCTTTTTGCAGAAATAGATGCAGATTGTTTAAATTTTTCCAAATTTTCGGGTGTTATTTCTGCCCAGCGTTTTATTTGGGCTACCCTCATGTTTTGTTTTGCTTCGTCTGTCATCTTTTTTCCAGTATTCGCTAAAGTTAATCTCTCCCCAAACGATTTTGGATATTTCATTCCAATATGGGATCGACTAATTTTTTTCTTTGTTTCTAATGATGGGTTTATGGTTCCATTTTTTCTTTTTGTTTCCAAAATTTTACCAATGGTTTCCCGAGTCATTTTTCCAACTCTACCACCATGATCGTTATTATATCCAGACGCATATGAACCAAACTCGCCAACATATTTCTGTTCCAATATATTCAATTCTTCTCTTGTTTTCCCACTACATAAAACTTTCCAAGTGAAATTGTTTTCCCCATATTTCCTAATTGCACAATGAAATGTTGCAGTTGACCCGTTTTTTGCAGATCTAAGGTGCTGTTTTTTTCTAATATCCAACTCAAATTTTGTTTGACCAATATATTGTTTTCCATTAATTAAATTTTCCGCTATATAAATAATCATGACTTACCTCCAAAAAATAAATATCACGAAGTCATGGTTTTATATTCATCAAGTATCGGTTTTATATAACTAATATGAGAAAATTCTTTTAATGGCGTGAACACCTGTTTATCAAACACCAAATCATAGTCAATCTCAAAGACATCCTTCCTCTCATCAATTAAGTGTAGGTCTTCCTGCAACAAACAAATTGCCGTTGTCCTCAACCTTGGTTTTTTATCATCTTCAACCTTGGATCTTATGTAGAACATCAATGGGATATCCCTGTATGTAATATTTGTTCCAAGATGTTCATTGGCAAACTTAGCACCCTTTACATGCTGGGGTTTGTTCTTAAATTTATCAAACGGCATCCCAAATTTCTTGAAGATACCCAATGATTCTGGTGGCAAGGTTTCTATCTCTTGTCTTAAGTCAACCAAGGTTTGGGTTGTCAAATTTCCCCTGACAACCAATTCAGTTATCTCGTTCATCCTTGCTCTCAAGAATTTTGGTGTATCCTTTCGTATGATGTTCAACCCATGAATGTACTTCTTTCCGCTTTCACGTTCTATTCCATAGTACCTCTTCTTTGAATCCCCAAAATAGATAACCTCAAGATCCTTTTCATATTCAAGTTCCATCATTTCATATTCGGGTAGGGGATATTTGTTGTACCTTGGAATAAAGACCTTTTTGAGCGTCTTATTGAAAATCTCCACCCAAGATCCTATGTCTTCATTCGATCTCCCAGATTGTTTAAAAAATGATGAGTCAGTGTCGGCATATATGACTTCAAACCCATCCTGATTGAGATTATCCATTGCATAATTCAAAGCTCTCCTAGCAAAGAATGTTATGGCATCTGCAACCTCAATCTTATACAGTCTAAAAAACCTAAAACCAAAGGTTCCATAGGCAGAGTTCAAAATGATTTTCAATGCATACTGGTGCTTGTCTAGCGCATTAAGTTTAACAGGATCCTCTTCTGTTTTCATCAATTTCTTTATGCGTCTACGTTCCCCATACATCTCTTTCAGGATCTTTGGGAGTACCCCAACCCTATTTGTGTGGGCATAAAACAGATACCGTTTTCCAACCAACTCATCACTGTATCCAGTATCAACATACTTCACCTTTTTCTTGTCAAGCCTTTCGATAATCTGTTCAATGGTATACCCATTTTCTTCTGCCTGTGCTTGCGAACAGATAAAGGTTTCCGGCGACAAATTGAAACTCATAACTGTTGTTGGGTATAGTGATGCATAGTCAACCAAACCAATGTCACTATACAACCCCGGTTTTGGATCCAAAACAATGGCACCCATGTAACTTTCTTTTTCAGATGGGTTTTTGGTTGGCAAAACCACTTGCCCACTACATTGCGACATGATATAGCTGTCCACAATTGAAGACTCGTTCATTGCGCTGTCAAGCGTTGTAATATTTGTCATTTTCTGGACCAAACAGAACAGGTTGAATATTCCTAACCTATCATCAATTTCCTTTAGAATCTCAACATCCCTAAACCCATATCGAATAAACCCTGGATAATCATCTTTCCAGTTTTTCCAAGTTACCTCTGTTAACTTTTCTATATCTGGATCCTCAATTATCTCAACTGCTGCCGTAGCTAATTTGTTGTTGGATAAATTGTAGTTCATCTTTTCACTGACAGCAATCAACATATCAATGTGATCAAGCCCAACCGTGTATGTTGCCCATTGTTGATCCCTTGGTTTCTTGTAACAGTTAACCAATCGGTCAACCATCCCACCACTCTCCCTTATGGTGTTATACATAGGAGACATTTGGTTGTAATCAATGTGCAAAAGCTTACAACGATTCACAATGTATGGAAGATCAAATTGAGAAGACCACCAACCTGTTACAACATCAACGCTGTAGTCTTCTAGGAAAGCAAAAAACGAGAGGATAACATCTTCCTCATCCTTGCAAAAGACAATTATCTTATCCCCAGACTCTTCAATCTTTGTTTCCTTAAGGTTTTCAGTTTCGGTTTCATGCCATGTGAACATGACATATTTTTTTTCACCGGATAGATATCCTTGAATGGAAGTGATCGGTGCCTTTGGATTGTCTGGACCCATAAATGTAACATCGTCTGTGAATGTTTCAATGTCAAAATAGAAGATGTTTCTATCCTTGGCATCTGCCCATTCAAACTTTGTTGTCATAAGGTACTTGAACTCTGGTCGAATATCCGATTCGTATATGTAACCTGGATAGAGTTCTGCTAGAGATAGTTTTTCCCGAATGCTTGTGTATTCTACCTTAACAACGTTCTTGCCGAAGATAGACTTATACCCAACCGATTCTGGTATTTCCATTCTAGGAAACCTGTCTAAATTTCCAACCTGGGATTCATCAAAGTAGAACCAATCCCTAAATTCGGATTTCAGATGAACCCGCTCACCGGAATCTGACACACCGAACCTATGGATAACCCAATCGCCGTAGGAAAATTCAGAACACACCCTTGTTAACTTCATTGATTTCCCTCATCCACTCTATTGCACCACAAGTTGGGCAAATGTGTTTGTGCCTATCTTTTCCACGGAACAAATTTGTATGATCATATTTCATTTTTCCCTTACGGCAAACCAAGCAATACTTCAAAACATTTGTGAGTCGATAGTAGTCAAGACGTTGATCATCTTTCACCCAGGACATGGAAACCCATTTTTCTTTTGTCCCCCTTACTGTGAAGAAATCAGTTGTGAAATATCCACCCTCAATCCAGCCCACTGTTTTCCACCACTTACGTTCTGGCCCAATTTTTTTGGGAAGCCAAAGAAACTTTCTCTTCAGCTTCCTCTTGTGGTTTGGGTATATGGTTTGTTTCATTTTCAAACCCCTTGCTTTCCAATCTTGTTTCCATCATCATTGTCTTCTTCCCTCAAGCATGATGTTGAGATAGACATATTATCAAATGCACTTCTAGTGCCAACAGCATCGGCAGCATAACACCATGTAAATGATGGATTAAAACCATATGCACGACTTGTGGCAAAGGCATCTTGGTTAGCTGCCAAGAAAACGAATTCCCAATTATGGCAAGACCTTTGGTGACTCACCATATCGTTTATCTTTTGGGTTGTGAATTCCTTTGAACAGTTCTCTTGCCCATCGGTAAGTATAGCACAGATAACCCTTGGTCTGCAACAATTATGTTCCCCCGATCTATGCGAATCATAGTGGTAAGTTTCCTCTTCAACTTTCTTGTTAACCATGTTGATCGTCCTACCAATAGCATCATTCAAAGCAGTCATACCCCTTGGAACAAACGATGCATTGGTTAGTTCTCTTGCCTCTCGAATGGGTACATGATTGTAAACACACTCATACTGGTCGTCAAATTGAATCATGGTAAGATATGCATTGCCCCCCATTTCTTTTTGCTGCCTCAAAAATTCATTGAACCCACCAATGGCATCCGAACGAATGTCAGACATACTCCCAGACCGATCCAAGATAACCACGATTTCTACAAACTTCTCTTTCATTTTCTTCTCTCTTTCCTGTTCACACCAACAATCATACCAATTTCCCCATTGATCTTCATAACTCATGTCCCTGTACTCCCAAATTTTCCCTCACCCCTTGGAGTATCATCTAGCTCTTCAACCAAATCTGGTAAACCAACCCAACATGGCACAACAACTAGCTGTGCAATCTTCTCACCAATTTTGTAGGTAAAGGGAAGCTCTCCATTGTTGAACATATGAACCAACAGTTCACCCCTATAACCAGAATCAATAACACAAGCACCTATTGTAAGCTTATCTTTTGTTGCCCTGCCAGATTTCTCTTTGACAACCCCAACATAACCCTCTTGAATAGCCACCGCTATTCCTGTTCTCACAACCGCATCTTTACCAGGATGAATACAACCATTGCTTATCGTGTAAAGATCCAACCCAGCGTCACTTGGATGCGCTCTTGTTGGAACGATAGCACCATCTACCAATTTCTTGACCAGCATAGAACCCCCTTGTTTGGTAATGTTACACTATTTCAGCATAGATGTAAAGGTTTTCCTTCACTATTTACCACAAAAAATGCGGAAGCCTTTTCACCGCACCAGCATTTCATGTTTTTTTCTAGTAAGACATCTCCAACAGGTATGATTATAAGACGTTTACACTTTGGACACAAATACATCATTTACTTTTTCTTCCGATCAGCATATCTCCGTATGCGGGTTAATCGTTATTTATTGGTTACTTTTCCAACCTATATTTGCACAACCAAGTCAGTCTTTTTTGGTATTGGATATCTTAGACCATCGTGTTTGTATGTGGTGGGTCCAGATTTAACAAGGACTATATCGTCACCTTCATCTGGGTATCTAAACTTATCCCCAACCTTCAACTTTGAAAATGGAACTGTATCATTTTTCTCAACACCCTCTTTGACTGTTTCAGCAAGGTTCTTACCCCTTCGCATACGGTAAGCAACCCGTTCTTTGACTGTCCTATAGCTCTTATCCAAGGCCACAACACTTATGTAGGGTTTCCCATCTTCCTCATTCAACTCACTGGAAACATGCACCCCAACATAGAAACCAGCATCCTCGTATACAAGGTAAGCACCTTTTAACAACTTCTTACCCTTCTTGAAATTTCCATCTCTTTCAAGTTTGATGTTGTTCTTAAGATCCTTGGACAATCTTGGATCTGTATAATGCAATTGGGTTATCCTCTTCAATGAGGGATAATGCGCCTTGAATGATTCGTTTACATCTATTCTTTTCATGCTGCTTACCTTTCTTTCGGTCAATAGTTTACCATAGAACTCTCTTTTTTCTCTTACGCTGGGCTTCCTCAAGCTTGCCCGCATATACTTTCGATACCCTTTACCAACTGCATACCAAGCTGTTTTCTTGACAATGTTGTAAAACTCTTCGCCATCCACACCTGGAAACGTCCTTATTAACGTCCTTAGTCTTTTTATGTACCATTTTGATAAATAGTTGGTATTTATCCCCTCTATGTATCTTTCTCCATCATCATAGAACACCAGGAGCAATGGTGATTTATCGTTTTTCCACCCACCAACCTGTCCAGGTCTTTGTTTCTTGCCATAAACAAACGACAATATTGATCCGAATTTGTAGCTCATGTTTCTTTTTTATCCTGTATCTTCTCAACTAAGTTTTGGTTTTCTACGTTATAGTATATGTATGTAAATATATTTCGAAAGCTCGAACGAACATACTTTCTGTATCCCTTGGTTATCGCAAACCTAGCTGTCCTCCTAAGGATATGGTAGAACTCTTCCCCATCAATACCAGGAAACCGTTTCATGATTAGCTTTAACTTGTGAACATAAAACCCAGACAAGTAATTCATATTGATACCCTCAATACGATCCTTTGGCATATCATCCCAGAACACCAATAGGTTTGGTTTCCGGTCCACCTTCCAACCACCGATCTGTCCTTGAACTTGCTTGTTTCCATATACAAATTCAAGGACTGTTCCATACGGAATTTTTTTCACAATAGAGTATGACTTCCTAATCATACCTGGGGGGATTGGTCTTCTATATTTGATTGGAGCAAGCTCTGGTTTCTTGGCAAACTTACCCCTAACATCCCTGGCAACCTCTCCAGTGATGACAACCTTCTTGGTAAACTTACCCTTGACATCCCTAAATGAATGTTTGGCACGCTTTGGCTTGAATGCCTTATGTGGTTTTTTGGCTTTCATTGAACCTCTTCACAATCTCATCCATGTATGCTTGTTGCATTTTTTCAGCAAACTCATGGATTTTGTTCTTCCTATGGTTCAAGCTTTCTGCTCTTAGCTGGTGATTTTCTTTCTTCAATCGGTTCCTCTTTTGAGCTTTCTTTTGCTTGATCGCCATTGAGTGTTTGTTCGGCTTTTTCATTGTATACCTCCAACAACTTGTTAAAAACTTCCATGAACATCTCTGAAAAATTTATGTTGCCTAGATCCTCTAGCACATACACACTAGGAATACTTATCTTCCGTTTGGTGTAGACTTCCCTCTTTACCTTGTCTGGTCTTTTTGCTGGCAAGGGTTCCCCTGGAAAATCTATGACCTCATTCCCAGCATGAATGGTTGTGTACTTATCCGTATCAGACTCTAGTTCCTTTAGTTTAAGATGTTGGCTTCCTCCTAAAAATAGTACCTTCATTTTTCTCCCTCCAATTCAATCATCAATATCTTAGCGTGTTCCAAAATACTTTCACCCTCTGGAACGCAAAGTATTTCTCTTAACTCATACAAAATTTCTTCTGCATCTTTTTGTGGTTCTACCATATCATTCCATGTAGGTACGATACCATTTCGCACAAAAAAATCATTTTCAAACATAATATCCTCCATTTCTGAATCGTCTTCTTCAAAGAGATCATCGTACTCTTTTTCGAAGTTTGGGTTATCTTCTAGGGCACACTCCCATGAACAATACCCCTCTGACAATGGGTGAAGACCACGATTCCACCCACAACTACCACACCAATGAAACCCCTCCTACACCTTTTGCATTCACTCATTTTTATACCTCACATGATCCTGTTTTGCACTCTTCATTAACAACCTTAACCAAATCTTTGTTCTTAGCATACAACTCAACATTCTCTTCTGTTGTTGGTATGGCAACCAATGGTTCATTAGCTCTTGACCCAGCACGATACAATGTCAACCCCTTCAAGCTATCGCTGTAATTCAATATCAACTCCATCAAATTATGGTAGTCATAGTCCTCTGGGAGATTTATGGTGTTGTGCGAAACTATCCCATCTATTAGGTATGAATGAGTATCTTCAACTGAAATATCCCACACCTGTTTAACTCCAACACATTCTATTGACACCACCTTTACACAAGTAACATTGGAATCATAACCACTATACCCAAGATTTTTCAAGGATTCTTCAACCATAAAACCACCACACAAATTCATGGACCTCTTAAAATTTCTTCTCTTATACGATTCAGTGGTTCCAACCCCAATTAATTCAACCAATTTTTCTCTATCTTCTTCCTTAACAAACCTCTGAATCCATTTTCTACCTCCACTTGGTAACTTGTGGCTTTCAATTGGAATTAAATCACAACCATCGTTATAATATATGGAAATTCCATAAGACTTATTTGATTTCAACCCGGTCTTAACTTTCTTTTCCCCAAAATAATATTGGTATCCCAACCCGGCACAAATAGAAATGCATTTCTCAGCTATGTCTTTTGAATACCCCTCATAAATCACAAGCTTTCCGGTGTCATTAATTTTGTATCCATCTAAGGTTAAGCCCCTCAAAAAATGTTTCTTCACAAGATTATTTGAACACATAATTTCACCTGGGACCACCTTGTCTACACAATTAGAACCAAATTTATCTCTGAAGTGTTTAACCATTACTCTTGAATTTATGTGGTGCGACTTAACACCAGATCTTTTGTCAACCGAAGTTTTCGGTTCTACCCCAAAACACTTAACAAAAAGGTTGTCAATCAATTCACCAACAATATGATTTTTTTCAACTATACCAACAGAGTTTTTATTTGTATATCCATCTGCTAACCACATACCAAGAAATAAGGCAAAATCTTCGTCCATATGCGTTGGGTAATCTTTTACCCAATTGTTTGGTCTATCAATTTTTTTGTATTCAAACAAATTATCGTTCAACATTGGCGTTGTATTATAAAACACCCTATCTCCAATATCTAAACTTGTTACCCCCTCCCATCCGTTTGGTGTTTTAAATTTGTGGTTAAGAGAACATTTTATTTCTCTTCCGTTAGAAAACTTAATAGAATAGCATTTTTTTCTTCCTCCATTATATACACTTACAACTTTTTTCATACAGCCATTTTCATCCAAAACCATAATCCCATCATGTGGAGTGGTAAATGTATCTTTTGGAATGTTCTTTGTTTTTGCTATATCTTCTATTTTTATAGTGCCGAAATTTGTATTAATTAGCGTTCCTTCGATGACACATTTGCTTATTGCCTGATCAACATAATCCTGAATGGCTGCTTGAACCGCAATGTGTTCCTCTGGGGTTACATCATAAGCCCCAACGATATGCTCCCATTTGTTTCCGCTATTAACAGCCCTTGCGAACATTGGGTCAACCACAATCTCTTCTGCTATGACATTATCAACTCTATACTTTCTCCTATACATAGGTGAGAAGATTGGTTCAATCCCGCTAGACGTTCCGGCGATCATGGATATTGTCCCGGTTGGAGCTATGGAAAGAATAACAGCATTCCTTATCCCGTACTTCTGTATGCTCTTCAAAATTCTAGTTGGTAGCTTCTTCACAAAGTTATTGTCTATGTATTTCTCATAGTTAAACTCTGGAAAAGACCCCTTGGTTTTTGCTGTATCTATACTTGCCTTGAATGCTTCGTTGCGTATGGTTGTGAACAACCTCTCTATGAACTCCAAAGACTCTTCCGATCCATATCTATACCCAAGCTTGATTAGCAAATGGTGAAGACCCATGACACCTAGACCTATTCTCCTAGACCTCTCTGCTACGATCTTTGTCTCTGGAGTTGGATAAACGTTCATGGTTAGTACATTGTCCAACATCCTCACGGCAATCCCGATCACCTTTTCCAACAAAGACCAATTCACATCATCCGTGACTTCATCATACATCAACCCAAGGTTGATGCTTCCCAAGTTGCAGTTTCCATCATCGGGAAGCAAGGCTTCTGTACAATTTCTTGTTAACACCATACTATATTTGTTGTTTCCATTTTTATCAACTGTTGGATTACCAATGCAGAAAAAATTATGGTGTTTTAGTACATTCCCGCAATATACATCTTCAACACCTATTTTTTCAACAGACACAACCCTATGGTTGTTTAAACCATTTAAGTCTATATGATGAACACACTCATCTGGTCCAATTTTAACACCAGTTCTCAATTCTACTTGGATATTGTGCTCTGTTCTTCTATTACCACTATGGGAAATCCAATTATAATATTGGGATTTTGGTTTATTCCAAAGTTTCTGTTTCCACATTGTCATTGAATGTATTGAATCGTTATTTTTCAATTGTATACAAGTTTTCTCTGATCCATCTTTCATTATGAATTTGTGTTTGTCATTTACATCTAAGTATGTTCCATCGGAAAATGAAACTCTATAGATGTCATTCATTTTTCCAGTTTTCCGTATGTTTTCCATTTTTGATATTGATAGACTTCCATTGTTGTCAACACAATATACGTCAGTATCCTCACCAATTTCTGATAATTCTGAAATCTTAATTGGATCTCTCCCATCTGCAACGGCAACCAATGTATCCCCAACTACACATGGATTGCAACTGCTATACTCTTCAAAATACTTGGTTGCAAAATTGTTCTTTATGTTATCGACAAACAGGAACCCAGGTTCACCGGACTCAACTGCATTCTTGCAAATGGTATCCCACAACTCTTTGGCTTTGATGTTTGTCAGACCAACCACTTCAAAGGTATCTTCCCAATGAAGTCTAAAGAAATTTTCTGCTGTCTTCAAAGCAGTTTCTTCGGATGTGGCAACCACATAAATTTCGTCCTCAATACCCTTAGATGTTCTCTTTAGCAGATACCTATTGAACACCTGCCCCCTAAATTCAAACACCCAATCCTTGTCTGCTTTCACAGCCTCAAAAAACTTATTGAAGTAATTCACACTAATATTGTGGTTGTTCAACTCATGCAAAGTCAACTTTACATTCAAAAACTCTTGAACATCGGGGTGTGGTATATCCAGGTTGGCTATTAGAGCCACCCTCCTGCCCCCACCCGACTTTATCTCATTACCAATGGCATCTATCTTCCTTATCTCTGAAACGACTCCTGGGGCAACCCCTTGGACACCCTGGATAGGATCCCCCTTTGGTCTTATGTTGCTGTAGTTTGTTCCAACTCCCCCACCAAATGTAGAAATTAGATACATATCGTGCATAAGCTTGGCAATAGAGTGCCGGTTGTCCTCAACATCCTTGCAAAAGCAATTCAACAAACCACCAAGTCTTCTGCCCGACCCATACAGAACCCTTCCACCTGGAAAATAATAACCATTTGACAAAACCCAATTAAACCTCTTTTCCCATATAACCATATCTCCATTGTGTTCTGCTTTTGATAAATGATTCGCTACCCTTCTTGCTACCTCTTCCCATGTTTTTTCTGTTGGCAATGCGTATCTTTGTGCCATTATGCTCCGTTGAAAATCACTCATCTCAAATTTATCCATGGTCTAATCCTCCAAGTCCTTCAATAAGGACGCTATATCAACGGAACCACTTCTTAATATATTGCTGCTGTGATCTAGCACATTTCTTACTGCCGTATTCACATCATGTTGCCGATCCCTGTTTTCTAAATCTTCTTCATCCAACCCAACTTCATCAATTGTAAAATTCATGCAAGTGGTGTCAAATAAACCAGTAAAGGCAACCTTATCTTCACCCATTCTACTCTTGGCTAAAAAGTAACAAGCCATACCCAACTCTCTTAGCCTTGGGGATCTTCCAATAGAAATCACTAGGTCTGCCGTGAAAGCCTTTGCCAATGCTTCTGATATTGTCTTCAAAGCAACAATAGACACATCCAAACCATCACGATTAGTTTGTGTAGCAGACCATAGGGGCAAAGATTCCTCTCCTGCCCACCCCCTAAGCTCCTTTATTATGGAATCAATCTCAAATCTGTACTCACCATATTTTCTAGTTGGTTTTATCAAATCAGCATAATCAACAATTATCATGGATGGATTTATCCCCATGGCCCTAAGTTGCGCTAGGTGGTTTTTCAAATCAGCAATACTGGAACCCATAGTTGGAAATTCTTTGATGATAATTTCTGGTTTATGCACAAATCTACTGGATATTTCCTGTACCTTTGCCTCAACTTGTTTCCTATACTTTCCATCTGCATCCAACATTAATTTGGTCAACGGTATTCCCGTTATCTTTGAATCCAACCTCATACCAAAAGGAATCTCTTGCAATTCGAATGAGTATATGAGGGGGGTTCCCCCATTCATAAAACAAGCATACGCAAGGTGAGCAAGCATAAAACTTTTTCCAACCCCTGTGCCGCCCATGATCAAACCTAATTCTCCACTAGACAACCCACCAGCAATATACTCTTCGTCCAACATGGGAAAACCAGTTGGTATTGGATGCCTCCTTGCTGTCGTTCTCCCCAAAACATTTTTCACATACATATGTCCTATGTCTCTAGTTTGCCCGACCATCAAAGCCCTCTGGACTATCTGTGATATCCTATCATAGTCTTCCTTGTCCAGCAAGTTAACCGACTCAAGAATGGCTCTTTTCATGGCTTGTTGCTTACAGAACTTAACGGTTTCCTCAACAATGAATTTCTTGTCCACACCATATTCACGTTTCGAGATATCATTAATCTCACCCAATAGATATTCCCTCTTGATTTCATCTTCAATTTTTGTGTTGAATATGGTTGTCAGGTTTTCGAAAGATGGTATTGTTGTATACTGTTTGTTCCATTCAACAATTGTTTGAATCATTACACCAAAATTTTCGTTGCTGAAAAAATCTGGCTTCAAGATATCTAAGACTTGTAATGCAAATTTTGAATCATTGATGATATGATATATGATTTTTTTCTGAAATGCTTCTCCGAATTTTTCAAACGAATCCATACAGTCTACTTTCTCTTTTAGGTGTCAAAAAATCCCACCACCAAACTCCATACAAGCCTAGTGGTGGGATCTACTGTGTTCTACTAGTAACTATTCAACATCCTAAAATGTTGCAACAAACTGCATAACAATTGGATTCAACCCCTCATCTAGCTTGTATTCAACCGAAGCTGTTACCCTTTCAGAAAGGTCCATGTATGCGCCATACACCCAAGCATCTGGGTTGTAAACAAATTCAGAGTATCCATTGATGATATCGGCATTGTCTCTCACATTATAGTATCCAGCAAACAACCCAACCTTATCAAAGATCCCTGGGCTTGTTACACCCTTTGCCCAAAAGTTTCCATTGTCAGGCATATACTCACCCATGAAAGACAAGTTTGCAAACAACGATTCATACTTGAACAATCCCCCAACCACAAAACTCCCGTATGTAGTTTTCAAAGAGTCAACATCGTTGTAGCTAACAAACACTTCCAACCCATCTTCAAACAAATTCACACTTGTCTTGACAACGTACTCTTCTGATCCCTCAAGGTACATTCCTTCTACAGAAAGTATATCATACCCTGTATCCAAATGTAAACCTTTTGCAATAAAATCTCCCCTTGGTGCCGTAATAAACACGGACTGATCCGGTCTTTGCATATGCATGAACCCAATGGGCACAGCCTTTTGACCAATGGCCCAATTCAAATCGAACAGGCTAAACTTGATGTTAGCTTCCTCAAACTCTAGTGTGTTTAGGTCTTGATTCCAAACACCATAAAGCTCAAAGGATTCTGCATTGCACCACCCAGCAACGTAGGTAAGATCTGTTGAAAGGTTCTGTGCATCGTTGTCTACATTAACTGTAGCATCAATAGCAGCAGTACCACCAAAATCCCCTGCCAACACTGGAAAGGCACCCATCATTGCA